AAATCTCTGATCTTCATCACGACCGCGTGTGCTGCTTCATTTTTTGCAGCCCGTGATTTGTGGAATTTAATCTTCACATTTTCAACAACTTTTCTTGAATCGTGCATGTTACTTACCCTCACTTAGTTTACACATAAGTAAAGAATATAGTAACTGACAGTTATTTTCAACCCTTAAATGCTACCAGACAGAAAAGGGGTCTGTAAGGGAGTTGTAAGGACAACACTTACAGAATTATCTAAGTCATTGATTTTATTGAAGGTGCTAAAGATTATGAGCCTGTAGCCCCTTCGGAAATCTTTGATGATTTATGACTCAATGTGATGCAATGTGTCGTTCTACACCATGTAAATCTTGAAGTTTTTGCCAGTCACTAATATTCCCTTGATTGTATATGATTGTTTATACCACAGCTTGATTGTTTAAACAAAAAAATATTTTGTAAGGGAGTTTGTAAGGGAGAAAAAACGGCAGTTTTCTGCCATTCCTCCCTTACGGTTTCTAAAAAATGGCGGTTTTCTGCGATTCCTCCCTTACAGTTTTTGCCCTATTTTTCCCTTACAATACACTAAAAAGTTGTAAAATAGAGGTGTGCAGATAAGTCAACTAATAGACTTTTTTTGAAAAATGATTTACAACCCAAAACTCTGACGCGGGGTGGAGCAGTTTGGTAGCTCGACAGGCTCATAACCTGTAGGTCGTAGGTTCAAATCCTACCCCCGCAACCAAATTTAATTTTTAAATTGGTTTCGTTTCCATCGAAGAAACTCAGCACCCTCTTTTAAATCTGCAAAAGGTTTTACCCGTGTCTCAGGCGATGCTGTTGGGTCAATCACAAAAAGAATAGTTGCTCCAAAATTGTCCTGTCTAAACCCGCCACGCTTGCCGTATTCGTCATCCCACTTGTAGCCCCTTGCCCTCGCCATTGTGATGACGCGATTGTCAGCAGCTTCTTCTTGCGAAATAGCCCATGTGTGGTGATGCCCTGCAATGTAAATGTCTGCTTGATCATCCCACAGTGATGCACGTTTTTGACCTTGAAGAGGATTATAAATAGACGTTCCTTTGTGATTGTGGGCGGCATCAATTTTAACCTCACACGATGGAAAGCACAGTTTAAAATTTGCTCTCCAATCCAGCATTGGAATTTGATGCACGTTGATTGCTTTAAGGTAGGTTGAAAATTCAGTGTGCATTGTGTCATGGTTTCCATGTAGCCAAACGACCCAAGGAATACCCGCCCCATCATCTTCCTTTTTGTTTAAAAACCATTGTGCTAACCGTCTTTCAGTCTGTCTGCTAATGTCGCTGTCAGCATACAGTCGAATTAGACGACCCCCCCAATTATCGACTGTATCCCCAATGTTGACTGCACCAACCCCCTCTGTTGTGGCTAAGATTTCAACATCTCTCCGCAAAAGCGGAATGTTGCAATGAACGCCCAGATGCGGGTCGCCAATAACTGCCAGCCCATAGGGTGCATCACTTTTGATTTTTACTTTGAACCAATGCTTGGCTGCCTCATGCTCACTTTTTTTGAGAAATGCAGATTCTAAATGATTCAAAATATCATTTACAGGTAAATCCTCGTCAGGAAACGTGGGAAGCTGTGCTTCTTCTTGCAGATGACGAACAGGCTGCAAGAGTTGTTTTGCTCGCCTTAATCTGTTTTGCAACGTGCCATAAGGCATATCCAGTTCCACAGCAGCAGCAGCGATTGACCCTGCCCTCTCCACTGTTTGCAAAGCCATTTGAAGTTCTGTTTCGGTTAAAGGTTTTTGAGGCATCACTACCCCCTTTCAATCATAGCTGCAATGCGTTGTGATCGTGCAGGTACTTGTTTTGCAAACTTGCTATCTAAAATTTCAGCCGCAGCTTGAGTAAAATTATTTTCAGACATTGCCTGAATATGTTTTGCAAATTTTTTGTATCGAGGCAGCCCAAGTTGAAAAATTAATGAAACAATGGCGACCTGTCTGGTCTGTGTTAGTGCTGTGAACCAATCAAAAGTTTTTGCCTCGACCAAAACACGGTCTATGTCATTGGCAAGCAAAAAATCAATTTCGCTTTCGCTGAGTCCGATGCCTCCATTTGCATCAATGTTACGACCCACACCGATGGTGATTTTGTTGTTGGTGCAACGGTATGCAAATTTTTTAACACCTTCTTCTGCCTTCAAATGTTCAATCATTTCATTAACTGGAAATAAGATCATTTTTTCCCTTTTTTAAAAAACGCCAAAAACCCCACCAAGCTTTTTTTTCAAAAAAATAAACCTTTGATTTCTTTACATAAATTTTCTGAAAACAGTAGAAAACAGCCGTTTTTTGGAAATTTGAAAAACTCAATGTGTTATAATGTGCTGTTAGTTTGAATTTAATGGCTCTTTGAAATTGTGAATAAAAATCGTTTTTAACGTGGATGCCTCTATTTAAATGGAGGTAACTATGAAATTAAAATTGCGTTCAATCAAAGACGGTAAAGACAGCAACAGGTGGTGTGGAACCGCTGTGGTTTCAGCAGTAACCAAACTGACTACAGGAGAAGCTGCAAGGCTAATTCGTATTCAGTCAAATAAAAAAATGGTCACTGGAACAACATCACGGCAAATCCATATGGCTATGAATGCCTGTAACATTAAAATGGTAAGCCATCGTGCCAGTGTGTATGGAGAAGAGGCTCGTTTCAGTCGCTCAAACGGTATAACTTTAGCTAGGTGGTTGAAACTTTCTGTGCGACATAGGACAGAAGGTAAAGTTTTTCTTATTAGTGCAGGTCGGCATTGGCAACTCATTTCTGGTAGGCGTTACACCTGCGGAAGAATACGAGAAATTGTATCTATACGAGATAAACGTATTAAACGTAGATCAAAGGTTAGAGCAGTTTATGAGTTAATTTCCGATAATGTTACCAAGCCTGATTTTGACGTCAGCAAACCAAAATATGTTGACGTTTTTGCAAGCACTAAAGCTAAAGCTAGAAGGCTGGCAAAAAAAATAGGTGCGGAAATTGAAAAATCTGACCATGACTCAGATTATATTTACGTTAGTCCACCACCCATCTGGGAATACATGGTTGACCCACTAGACCTTGATACTAATGGGTATGGTGTTTGCGGCTGGGAAGAAGTCTTAAGTAGGCTTGAAGAATTTAAAGAAATAATTGATAAAACTCTTAACCGATAGGAATTAACAAGGCATCCACAAAACGATTTACTTATAAAAATTACTCACAGACTTTCCCAAATCCATTTCGTAATCTTCTAGCAAAGGGATGCAAAACAAATTGCCTAGCACCCACCCTTGTGGTGCAAATCGTGTCAGGTAAATTTCCATGCCCTGTTCTGAAATTGATTTTTGACAAAGTTTGACAGTTGCAAAAGGGGGGCTGCTGATTGAATGAATTGAATTTTTAAATTGGCTTTCAGTTGAACCAAACATTAACACAATTCCAACCCAAAGTTCCATAACCATTTAGTGTGAACCCCCGTTTATCTTTTCACGAAGGCTTTGGTATTTTTGATCTATCTTTTCCAAAACAGCATCGAATTTAGACAGTGTTTTTTCGTGAGCATCCCAAAGGCTAGAGATGTTTGAATTGCTATGTTTTTCAATGGCATTAACTTTAGCATCGAGTTTTACGTGCTGAGTGTAAGTGTCACGCTGCTCAAGGTTTTTCATCAACTGAGATAAATCTTTTTCAAGCTCAACAACACGGGCACTAAGTTTTACCAATGCAATTAGACCTGTTAGTGCCAAAACTAAAATTGGCAAAAGTGATTTTAAATCTGAAATGTCCATTATTTTTTATTCAATGCTTGTGCCTTGTCCTGACCAGCAGAACTTCCAAAATAATAGGCTACGACAGTTGAGGCTGTTCCACCCAACCATCCAACAGCTAGGTTTAAAAAGCCCTCGCTAACCATCATGTGTTCAGGCAAAAAAGTGACCGCACCGATATACCCAAAAAAACTGAACAAAGTTAAAATAGCTAATACAGCAGGGATTTTATCTTTGATAGCGATTTCACGCTGCCTTGCTGATGCTCGATCATCAGCTGCAATTCGTGCTGTCTCAATACGTTCTTCTGAAAGCTGCATCCTTAATTCTGTTTGCAGTTGAAAATCAGATTTCAATATTTGTTGTGCGTGTTTTAGTTGTTCAGTAGTTTCAATTTCTTCTAAACCTGTCACATCCTTTGCAACTTGAACAACTTTTTGAGCTATTTTTTCAGCTTGTTTTTTGTCAGTTCCAGTTATTGAACTTACTAAATCTGGAACAAACGAACTTGCTAAATCAAGTGCCAGAGGAATTAATGAGGCAATCATCTGCTACACTTACATTTTCCATCGGATTGCAAAATGCTGGCAGCAGCTACCCCTAAACCAATCCAAGCTAAAATGGAAAAGCCAAAAATGATTGAAAGACTCAACAGGATAATAGCTGCACCTCCTAATGTGGAGGCTTCATTGATGCGTGACCAAATCCAATTTTGTATTCGATGAATGGGGGTGTGATGAGACATAATAACTCCTATGATTTAAGATTTTTCTGGAAAATT